CAGTATGCCCTGGATGGAGTCGCTTACGTGCGACTTCACGCTGATGATGTCGTCCTTGGTGGCCGTCGCGCCGAGGCGTTCTAGTATGGCCTTCTCGCTAGCGCGAAGGTCGTCGATTGCCTCTGCATGGTGCTCCAGTCGGACCTCGTGCATCTTGTGGCCCTCCTTCAGTTTGGCTATGTCGACGGTGTGCTCGTCGACTATTCGTTTCAGGTCATCGGTCATTGGTCGCTCCCCGTTCAGGTCCTTGATGTTAGTCGGGAATTACGGCGTTCTTACCTTCTTCAGGCTCCAAAGCCATATCGCAGTGATTCGCTTGAATCTTGTCTAACACCCGGCAGAGGATGCAGCCCCATTCCCGACCCTCATTGCGGGCCTTGGCGGCGCGGCTGCTGATGGTCTCGTTGCGGTCGCCGAGCGTCAGCGCGTTGCCAAACTCATCCAGCGAGATGAGCCAGTTAAACGCGTAACCTCGGCCTGGGGAAGCTGTGTACATCCACAGCGTGGCTCCCAACAAGTGCCAGAAGCCAAGCAGAACATTCTCCAAGTACAGCCAGACTTTCCCCCGCCACATAGCAGCCTCCTAAGCTGATAGCACGACGTACCACTTGCCCGCGGCGCAACAGAAGAAGATGGCGTTCTTGCCCGCCGCGAGCGAGAACCCAGCGTTAGTCGCCAGCGCATTGATCGCCTCTCCTGTGGCAGGATAGACGAGCAGCGCGTTGGTGGCCTGCGCGTTGGCCACGGAGACATTGTTGCCAGCCGCCGAGGCCGGCAGCTTCACGCCCTGGCCGGCCGAGACCGTGGTGACCTCGTTGCAGTCCTTCGTCAGCGCCGTGGCCGTGCCCTGCGTCGTGCCGGCCGCGCTTATGCCGGCTGCCGCGGAGAAGGCGGCGTTGCCTGCGAACACCGGGCTCGACGGCAGGTCTGCCGAGGCGATGACGCGGAAGGTCGGCGCGCCCGATGAGCCGTTGGGCGCCGCGTAGAATTGGTTGGCGGGCCACGAGTACGACGCTGGCAGGTCTAGCTGCAGGGCCAGCTTGTGGCCGCCGGCGGTCGTGCCGTCCTGCGATCGCGGCCGCCAGTCGGTGGTGCTAACGACCATCTCGCCCTGCGGTCCCGTGTAGGACCCTAGGTTGGTGTCGGTGTTTCGTGCAAGCTGGAGTTGTACGCTCATGTCAGATAGTCCCTAGGTCTACGTTGCCGATCACCGCGCCGTCGCCTGCCGTTCCAGCGTCGGCCGAGTGCACCACAGTGGTTCCGGCCGTGCCGCAGTCAACGTTGATTCCGGTGCGGAGGTTGTGCCAGACCCAGTTATCGTCGATGGTCTGGCCGTTTCCGTTGGGGTCGTACGTGTACGTCACAACGGTAGAAATGTCCTGGAGCGCATTGCCCCAGATGTTGAAGGCCGGAAACTTGAAGTAGAGCGTCTTGCCTACGTAGCCGTCCGGCAGGCCGAACTTGAATATCTGGCTGTCGAGCCTGCAGAAGTGGTCGCCGATGGCGTGCGACTGCACAGGCGTCCCGCCTGACCCGCAGTAAAGGCTAGTCAGGTCGTAGTGGCTAGCCGACGTCAGTGTGGCGGTCTGGAAGCTCACGCATTCGCCGGTCTGCCCTCCGATCCAGCAGTTGGTCACGCCTGCCGCGGCATCCGTTGAGCTGACCGTCTGCAGAGTGCCCGCAGACTCGCTGAGGTCGACCGACAGCGTGTGAGCGCCGTCCGGCGCGCTGCCCGAGTAGGTAGGCAGCGTGGCGGTTAGCACGCCCATGCGGGACTGGCCCAGGACCTGACCGATGTAGGAGAAGTTCACATCGTCTGTGGAAACCCACACCTGGCAGCCGCCGTAATACTTGTCTGCCACGCCGCCCGTGCCGCCGGAGATCGCGGCCCACACCTCTGGCGTTGTCACCATGGCCGAGGGCGGCTCGAAGATCATAGGCACGTTGACGGAGGCAGGCGCGACGTTTGTCGTCACGATCACAGGCGCGTTGGTCTGCGTCGGGTAGGTCACGGCCGTAAGCTCGCCGGCGTACTCCTCGGCCGTTATCGTCAGCTCGCAGTTGTCGTCCTCTTGAATCTGCGTGATGCGGACTGGCGCGGCGTAGAGGCCGAGAGCCGAGTCCGTGATCTCCAGTATGTCCATCGGATCGAGCGTGCAGTACTCCCACGACAGCTTGAAGGTGTACGTGTTGCGCACCGCCAGGCCGCGCTGTAGCGTGAGCACGGCGATGATCTGGGCCGTGCCCGCATTGGTGATCTCGTGTGCCTGTACCGTAGGCGCTATGCGGAGGCCGTACTGATTGATGTGCCCCTCGTCGCGCTGCTCCACGACGAGTGTTTGGAAGTTGTTAGACGAGTCCAGTATCTCCAGGCGCACGACATTGTAGGCGTCGGCAATGTCGCTGCGCGTGCACGTCACCGGGTCATTGGAGCCGCTCAGCACGAAGTCCGCATCGGTCAGCGAGTAGACCACGGTGGCGTCAGGCTGGAAGGACCAAGGCCCGCTCGGGTTGTAGCCGGAGCCTGGCATGTACGGCACGAAGCGCAGTATGGAGCCAGTCCACACGGCGGCGCAGAACGTCAGCTGCATCCACCGATCGAGGATGGCGCTGGCCTGCTCTTGCGACGTGACGAAAGGGCTATAGGCCAGGCCCCAGGTGCGCGCGAAGGCACGCACGGAGGCCGTGCCAGAGCCGCCTATCATGCTCGTCGTGTCTATGAACGCGGCGGGGAAGTTGCAGCCATATCGGGCGTTGGTCAGGAAGTCCTGCAGCACGTAGCCTATGTCGGCGTCGTTGTTGTTTCCCTGATCCGCCATGGTGCCGCACAAAAGCGCGCCAACCAGGTAGTTGTAGTTAGGCAGCGACGCCGAATTGCCTAGGTTTATGTTGTTGCCAACGATGCACGCCGTGTAGGAGTAGTCGACGTACTGGGCAGGATGGTTGGTGGCTAGCCAGCCCCAGCTCTGGCCACTGTAGCCGCTTAGCACGCCTAGCCCTAGCGCCGCAGGATTCGCGTAAACGCTCTGTCCCTGCCACACCGTTCCTACATTGGAAATAGGCCCCTCGCACAGGGCCATCATGAACGATGTCTGGTACGTGTAGGTCGTCGACGTCGACGACCCGCCGCCCTTGCCGCCTTGGCTTGTCGTCGTCGCGATGGTCTGAAAGTCGCCGTACCAAATCAGCGAGCCGGCCATCTTGTTCGTACCGTAGCAGATTGGTATAGGCAGGCCGGTCGCCGACGACTGTATCTGCAGGTTGGTGAAGTTTGGCTTCGTATTGTTCGGCTGCGACTTGGAGAATAGGAAGCCCATTAGCGATCTCCCCACGGATCGAACACGCGCCTGCGCCGATCGCCCATGATGCCGAGGCGTATGTCATCCTCCAGGCACATGCCGGCCGGCGCGTAGGCGTGCACGAACTTAGGCCAGTCGGAGACGATGCCGCCGTGGGCGAAGCACCTGCCGAAGTGCCACACCACTACGTCGCCTGGAACAGGCGTCGCGTCCACGCCGCGCTCTGTCGCGCGGTCGAGCACGAAGCCGAGGTACTTCTCCTCCTGCCTGTGCAGGTACCAGAATTGCGGGTACGGTCGCGGGTCGAACGGCGGCACCACGCCTGTGTCGACGTAGCATCGCACGATCAGCATCCCGCAGTCCACGCCGCCGCCCTTGATGTCGGCCTCGTGGTGATAGGGCGTGCCCACCCACTTCCTAGCCTCAGTCACCACGGCCGCGCGCTGCTTGTACTCGAGGTCCTTGTGCATGTCAGTATGCCGTCTCGGCCGGTGGTACGAATGGGAAGCCGCGGAAGTTCTTCTGGTTGAGGAACTTGCTGGTGCAGGTGGACAGCGTGTGGTCGCAGCCGAATGTGATGTTGAACGTATCCCCCGCAGCTGGCTGGAAACGGAACGGCCTGTTTAGCCACATCACGGTGCTGGACACGACGCCACCAATGGTGAGTTGGTCGTATATGTCCGCGCCGCTGGTGACTAGCAGCGTGCCTTGGATGTACGCAGTGCTGGCGCCGCCCCACACCAGCCCAGTGCCGCTAGTACCCGCCAGCATCACGCCTGACGTCTGGAAGCTGGACTGTAGCAGGCCGCAGGTGCCGTCGAACAGCGTGTTCGTGCAGCTCTGCTGATAGGAGTTGCGCGGCATGCCCTGGTCGAGTAGTACCGGCAGCGATTTCACCGTCACGGTGGCCTGCGTCCGGCCGATGTTCTCGATCGTCGAGATTCGCCCGTAGAAGAGTGTCACGGAGCCCAGCGCGGTAGGCGCCACGCCAGGCGCTGGCGGCCAGGCAGCAGGATCGAAGAACGCCCGCTGCCTCATCAGGTAGCCACCGTCGAACACGCCTAGGCGCAGGGCCTGCATGAAGGGGCTGCCGTTGACGGTATCCGTCGGATTCGCGTAGCAGGTGATCTGCTGCTGGTCTGCCTGGAACCCGATGGACAGCGTGAACTTCAGGCCCTCGACGCGCACCGAGTTGGCATAGAAGTACGTCGTGCCGATCTGCACCGGAACGTCGAGATTGGTGAAGTAGAATGTCTGACCGTTTGCCGTGGAGAACGTGTAGCACTCGGCGAACGGCAGCGACTCATCGTTGAGCATGATAGTCTGCAGTGCAGACGGCACAGGCTTCATATCCGCGCGCTCCTAAAAGAGACCTTCTTGAGCTGGTGCAGGCTGTACATGAACTCCTCGAAGCTGAGGTTGTCGTCCACGAAGCGGACCTTCCAGTAGTAGGTGAACGACGCCCTCACGGCCGCGCCAGAGGCCGGAGCGGGCGAGATGTTGATGATGTTAGGAGCAGTCACCGTGTAGCCTACGGACGAACCGCCGACGGTCACGGCACTGATGGCATTCAGCCAGTCCACGACCCGCGTTGATGCGCCTATGCTGCGCTGGCATGTGAACGCGGTGGTGGAACCGTCGCCGGTTCCTATCTGCACGTTGGTGGCGGAGTCGTCCTCCGGGTCGTCGAAGAGGAACGTGTCGTACCCGCCGCGCATCGCGCAGTAGAAGCCCATCAGCGTCTGCAGGTCTCCCTGGCTGAGGTACTCGTACGTCAGGTCGTACTCCATCAGCGTCTCGGTGACGAGCTGGGCGCGCACCTCGCGCTGCGACGCGCTGGTCCGCACCGTCGTGCTGAATGTCGGCCGGCGGATGAGGGACCAGGAGAGCCCAGGCAGCGCTGGATAGACTAGCGTGCTCATGGCTTCACCGAGGTGAGTTGGCACTGCTGGACTGTGTGCATGAGGTGCATGAACTCCTCGAAGTCTATGTCGTCGACCATGAAGCGGCAGACGAAGTAATAGGTGAAGTCCGCCATCACCTGCACGCCAGCCCCAGGAGCCGTGGCAAACCGGAGCACTGGGTAAGGCGTGTACTGGACGGAGAAGCCAGAGCCTTGCACGACGCCGCCCAGGTAGGCATTGACCAGCGTGCCCACCTGGCCAATCGGCTCGGTGTAGTACGCGCCAAGGCTGCGGACGAACGGGAAGTCGGTCTGCGCCCCGTTGCCGATGCCGAGGACCTGATGGAAGGCATTATAGAACTCTGGATCGAGAAAGAGAAACGGCGCGTCCTGGCCGTACTGGGCCTCGAAGAAGCCGCGCAGCTGCTGAAGCCACATCGTGCTTGGATCGGACAGCAGCACCTCGTAGGTCAGCGTGAACCGCCATATAGGAAATACCGAGCTGGTCGAGCGCGTTGTCTTGCCGCTCGCGTGGCTAGACTTGCGCGTGTTGAAGTACGGCTCGCGCATGACGGACCAAGACAGCGACGGCAGGGTCGGGAAGATATTCACGGCTTCAGACTCCTGAAGACCAGGCTCTGCACGGTGTGGAAGCCTCGCATGAACTCCTCGAAGTCCACGGAGTCGGTACCAAACCGGCAGAGGAAGGCGTAGTTGATGTCGGCTGTCACGGTGGCGCCGGCCGCGGGCGCGGTCAAGAATTTCACTGACGGGAATTGGTAGTCGTAGCTCGTGACCCAGCCGCTCGTCTGCAGCACGCCATTCAGATAGACAGACACGGAGATGACGATCGACACGGGCTCGACGAAGCCCGCTGAGCCTAGCGGCCTGACAAGCGTGAAGACCTGGTTGTACCCGTCGCCTGT